CGTATTGCTTCGCAATATTTACGATGCTCTTTATGTATCCCTTGAAAACGCTAGTATTCCTGCTGCTGTGCTTATTATTGCTAAGTATCAGTATCAAATAGCTTTTGTTGCTGACCAGGAAATCAATCTCTTAGCGGCACTAACTGAAATTATGTGTGAATGTGAATTTAAATAAAGGAGAAAAAAATGAATGTAAAACTTATTCGTATGTGGTCAGGTGAAGATGTTGTTGCTGACCAAGTTGGAGATTTGGAAGACCAAATTGTTATTCGCAATCCTATCGTTGCTATTCCCACAGGAAACGGTCAGATGGGATTTGCTCCTTGGTCTCCACTACTAAAAGATAAAGATGTAGATTTGGAAATTACTAAATCATATGTTGTTTATATTTCAGAGGCTCAGGAGCAGATTGTCGAACAATATCAAAATATGTTTTCTGTGATTAAAGCACCAAGTAAAAAACTGATTGTTTGATAATGATTATTTCTGAACAAGATGCTCAGTGGGCAGCAGATGAGTTTATCAAGTATTTCTCTCAGATGGGAAATATTGAAGACTATTTGCGTTTTGTGAAGAAAGAAGTTATTCGAGGAACTAATACTCTCGCTCCACTTCATGATGAGTTTTTTAACGAAGATATTCATCCCGAAGATATGGAGTTTGATATTAAGTTTATTGGTGATAGATTTCAACAATCTTTACCCCAAGAACATTACAACACTCTTCTTAGGGTAGTATCATCTCATAATAATGAGTCTAATATTCCAGGAAGAGAACTTCGTTGGATGGTATTTGAGAAGAACACCAAGAAAGTTCTTGGTTTTATTCGTTTTGGTTCTCCGACTATTAACTCAAAACCAAGAAACGAATGGTTGGGAAAAGTTCCTAATCTTTCCATCTTTAATCGACACGCAGCAATGGGATTTGTGATTGTTCCATCTCAACCATTTGGATATAATTATCTTGGTGGAAAACTTCTTGCACTTCTTTGTTGCTCTCATTACGCAAGGGAAACTCTTAATGGGGTGTTTGAAAAGGATATTGCTTTGTTTGAAACCACATCGTTGTATGGTTCAACAACAGATGCGTCTCAGTATGATGGTTTAAAACCATTCATGAGATATAAAGGTCTAACCGAAAGTAAGTTTCTACCTCTTCTTCATGATGAAGCATTTCACACTCTACATGATAGATTTACTCTTCTTAATAACAATACTCCTCTTACTGATAATAAAGCGTCCTCAAAAAAGATGAAGCGACAGACCAAGATGATTTCTATTATTCGCAACTCGCTTCAAGACAAAGAAAAACTTGTTGAGTTCAATGAGGTGATTAATGCTGCATTTACTCTTACTCAAAAGAAAAGATTTTATATCTGTGACTATGGGTATTCAAATGTTCGTGAAGTAATTCTTGGAGAACAAGAAGATCTTATTCGCGGTCCAAATTGGGATAAGTTTTATTTGGAAAATATCATTTCGTGGTGGAAAAAGAAAGCAACTAAGCGTTACGAAAAACTCAAGCAAGAGGGTAGGTTCAGGAGTAAAGTAGAACTCTGGACTGATGATGATGAAATTCAAATTATACGATAATGGAACTCAAAGATTGGTTAAATTCGATTAACTTTACTAAAGAAGATTTGTCTGAAGACATTAAAGAATACCCTTCATATATTATTAATAAATGTTTGTCTGGTCAGATTGATTCTGTTCTTTTCGCAAATGAAATGAATATGAATCACCATCTTGATAAAGATATGCAATATTCTTTTTATCTAAATAGTCTCAGGAAAAGGAAGAGATTTTCTCCCTGGCTCCGTAAGGATAAAATCAAAGACTTAGAATGTGTAAAACAATACTATGGTTATAGTAATGAAAAAGCATCTCAAGCACTGAAAATCCTGACAAACGAACAGATTAACTTTATTAAAAAACGACTTGATATTGGAGGATCAAAATGACTACTACGGTAGAACCTACTGTTGAATGGTCTCAGGACCAAATGGTAGAAGTAATTCTTAATGAACCTGATGACTTTCTGAAAGTTCGTGAAACTTTGACCCGCATCGGAGTTGCATCGAGAAAGGAGAAAAAACTCTATCAGTCTTGCCATATTTTACATAAGCAAGGTAGATATTTCATTGTTCACTTTAAGGAACTATTTGCCCTTGACGGTAAGCACGCAAATCTTACGGTAAACGATGTTCAGCGTCGTAATCGTATTGCTCGTTTGCTTGCTGATTGGGGACTTATTAGTGTTGTAAATCAGGACCAAGTTTCTGACATTGCTCCATTGAACCAAATCAAAGTTCTTTCCTATAAGGATAAGGGCGATTGGATTTTGGAGCAAAAGTATAACATTGGTAAGAAAGGAAAGGGTGTAGAACCCGAATAAATATCGTTGAGACCTTTCGTGCGGTCTCTACAAAAGTCGGAACACCCTAAAAAGAGGTTCGGTTTTACCGATACCTCTTTTTTTCGTTTCTTGTATAATTAGTATTGATCGCCTCATAGGGATCACACAATCAAACCTCGCTTTTAAAGGAGCTACCATAATGAACAACCTCACAAGGTATACTGCTGCAGATCTTCCTGCTCTGATGGAGAGGATTACTCGCAATAGCATTGGTATGGATGAATACTTTGATCGATTGTTTCATCTTCACGAAACAACTTCCAACTATCCCCCATATAACCTAGTTCAAGTAAGCAACGTAGAATCACGACTTGAACTCGCTCTTGCTGGATTTAAGAAGAATGAGGTCTATGTCTATACACAAGATGGGAAATTATTCGTCGAAGGACAAAAAGAGGATAAGGAATCCGACACCAACTACGTCCATAAGGGACTGGCTCAACGATCTTTCAAAAGATCATGGACATTGGCAGACGATACAGAAGTCGCAGATGTATCTTTTGAAGACGGACTCCTCTCTGTCAACCTAAGAAAGATTGTTCCTGACCACCATAAGCGTAAAGATTATCTATAAATAGCATTGAATATCGTTGGCGCGAGGAGCACCTGGCAAAATCCAGGTTGACTCCTCCTTTTTTTCTTGCTATAATACCAAGGAGGTATGCGATTACTATGTCTGTACGTTTAGCACTATTGAGATCGGGTGAGTATGTTATTTCCGATATCAGTGAAATGATTAAAGATGAGAGGATGATTGGATATATCCTATCAAAACCTTGTGTGGTTGAAGTTAAGGATGTTGTTCCTATTTCTCGTAGCATTTTAGATAAGAGTAAGTCAACCCAAAAAAGATTAAGTATCAATTTATTTCCTTGGATTCCATTTTCTTCTGATGAAGATGTGTTGGTTCCTATGGATTGGGTAGTGACTTTTGTTGCCCCATTTCAAGATCTTAAAGAAATTTACGAAAGAGATGTGACTAATTATGGAAAAGAAACTGACGAAAATACTAGCACTAATGAACAACCAGATACTGATCAGTCAGATTGAAGAAGTTGGTGCTGATATTGGAGAGCCTGATTGTAAACTAGTCAGTCCCTTTGTTATTAAGAGTGACAAAACAATGGAACCATTTCTTTGTGGTTACACTAAAGAAAATACGTTTATGATGAGTTCGGATAAGATTCTTACTCTTGCCGATCCAACCCCCACTCTACTTGAAAAATACGAGGATCTTATTAAAGAATGAGTTTGCGATTTTACACAAACGTTCAAATGGTCGGGGATCACTTCTTGGTTCGTGGTTATGAAGGTGGTAAGCACTTTATGACCCGTGAGAAGTTTTACCCGACTCTTTTTGTTCCTACAAATAAAAGTACAAAGTATCAAACTCTGAGTGGAGAACCAGTAGAAGAAATTAAACCTGGTACAGTTAGAGAGTGTCGCGAGTTTATTAAAAAATATGAGAACGTAGAAAATTTCAAAATCTACGGAAATACCGGATATATCTATCAGTATATTTCAGACACTTATTCTGAAGATGAAATTAAATTTGATATCAATAAAATCAAAGTAACTACTCTTGATATTGAGGTTGCATCGGAAAATGGATTCCCCGATGTGGAGTCTGCATCAGAAGAAATTCTACTGATTACTATTCAAGACTATGCAACTAAACAGATTCGCACTTGGGGATTAGGTCCATTTAACAATAAACAAGATAATGTTATCTACCGTTCATTTTCTACTGAATATGATCTTTTAAATGATTTCATCAACTGGTGGATGATTGAAGAGAATACACCTGAAGTAGTGACTGGGTGGAACATTGAACTATACGATATTCCATATCTTGTTCGGAGACTTGACCGAGTGCTTGGTGAGAAACTCATGAAGCGCATGTCTCCTTGGGGACTTGTGACTGAAAGTGAAATATACATTTCTGGACGCAAACATACTTCATATGATGTAGGTGGAATCACTCAACTTGATTATCTTAATCTTTATAAAAAGTTTACTTATAAAGCACAGGAATCCTATCGTCTAGACTACATTGCTGAAGTTGAATTGGGTCAGAAAAAACTAGACCACTCTGAGTTTGATACCTTTAAGGATTTCTATACTAAAGGATGGCAGAAGTTTGTTGAATATAACATTGTTGACGTGGAACTTGTTGACCGAATGGAAGACAAGATGAAGTTGATTGAACTTGCGTTAACGATGGCATATGACGCTAAGGTTAATTATGCTGATGTGTTTTCTCAGGTTAGGATGTGGGATACTATTATCTACAATTACCTGAAAAAGAGAAACATTGTCATTCCACCAAAAGTCAGGTCGGAAAAAGAAGAAAAATACGCGGGCGCTTATGTAAAAGAACCAATTCCTGGGGTTTATGATTGGGTCGTGAGTTTTGACTTGAACTCACTATATCCCCACTTAATCATGCAGTATAATATTTCTCCAGAAACTCTCATGGATGAAAAGCATCCATCTGTAAATGTGGATAAAATCCTTAATAAGGATCTCACCTTTGAGATGTATAAAGATTATGCAGTTTGTGCTAATGGTGCAATGTTCCGTAAGGATGTTCGTGGATTTCTTCCTGAGTTGATGGAGAAAATCTATAATGAACGTGTAATCTTTAAGAAGAAGATGCTTGCTGCCGAGCAAGAGTATGAAAAGACCAAAAACAAACAATTGGTCAAAGAGATTGCCCGCTGTAATAACATTCAGATGGCGCGTAAGATTCAACTTAACTCTGCCTATGGTGCTATTGGTAATCAGTATTTCCGATATTTCAAACTAGCGAACGCTGAGGCAATCACTCTTTCTGGGCAAGTATCTATTCAATGGATTATGAATTCCATGAATTCTTATTTGAATAAAATATTAAAGACGGAAGGTGAAGATTATGTTATTGCTTCAGATACTGATTCTCTTTACATTAATATGGGTCCTTTGGTTGACCGTATATTCGAAGGAAGAACGAAAACTACTGAAGGCATTGTTTCGTTCCTTGATAAGATCTGTCAGATGGAACTTGAAAAGTATATTGAAGGTTCTTACCAAGAATTGGCTGAGTATGTGAATGCATACGATCAAAAGATGTTTATGAAGCGCGAGTGTATTGCCGAACGTGGTATCTGGACTGCAAAGAAGCGATATATTCTGAGTGTATGGGACAGTGAAGGTGTTAGGTACGAAGAACCTAAACTGAAAATCAAAGGTATTGAGGCAATCAAATCTTCTACACCTGCACCATGTCGTAGTATGTTTAAGGAAACCTTTAAAATAATGATGAGTGGTAGTGAAGATGATGTCATTGATTTCATTGATAAATGTAGAATGAAATTCAAAACTCTTCCTCCAGAGGAAGTTGCGTTCCCTCGCTCTGCATCAGATGTTCGTAAGTATACCTCCTCTTCTGACATTTATATTAAGGGAACTCCAATTCACGTTAGGGGAGCACTTTTATTCAATCATTATGTGAAGAAGCATAAGTTGACTGGCAAATACTCTCTTATTCAGAATGGGGAAAAAATAAAATTTGTTTATCTTAAAAAACCGAATATTATTTACGAAAACGTAATATCATTTATTCAAGAATTTCCTAAGGAATTGAATCTTGACAAATACATTGATTATGATTTACAATTTGAGAAAGCATTTCTAGAACCTCTTAGGATTATTCTCGACGCCGTTGGGTGGAATGTGGAAAAAACTGCAAACCTTGAATCATTTTTTTCTTGATGATGAAACTACCTCTTTCCGAAAAAGAATTAGACGAAATAATTGAAATATTGAGAAAAACTAATAGTAAAATTTATGCTAAACTTTGGTCTTATAAAATTAACTACTTGATTAGGGAAAAAAGTAATGGACTTTCTTAAAGATATTGTAAAAGAGATTGGTGATGACTACACCAAACTAGCATCTGATATTGACGAAACAGAAACTTATGTTGATACGGGTTCATACATTTTTAATGCACTGGTTTCAGGTAGCATATTTGGTGGTGTATCTGGGAATAAGATTACTGCTATTGCTGGAGAGTCTTCTACTGGAAAGACTTTCTTCTCTCTCGCAGTGGTTAAGAACTTTCTTGATGCTAATCCCGATGGTTACTG